CAAACTACTTACTGGGATGCGGAAGATACAACAATGGTGACTGAGGATACAGATAAAATGTTTTACCAAATGGAGGATAAAAATGAACCTAAGTCGTAATTTTACTTTATCAGAGTTAACTAAATCAGATACTGCAATTAGGAAAGGTATCAATAACAATCCTAATGCAGAACAAATAGAAAAATTAAAAGCACTATGTGAAAATATACTTCAACCGGTACGTGACCACTTTGGCAGAGTTAAAGTGACTAGTGGGTTCCGTAGTAGTGAGCTGTGTCTAGCCATCGGTAGCTCAGTCAACAGCCAACATGCAAAAGCTGAGGCTTGCGATTTCGAATGTATTGGTGTGGACAACGCTGAACTATTTGATTGGATTAAATCCAACCTTCAGCCAGATCAGCTGATCCTCGAGTTCTACACTCCAGGTGAGCCTAATAGTGGATGGATTCATGCTAGTTGGGTTGAGGGAACACCAAGAGCATCTTACCTATGGGCCTATAAAAGTGAAGGAAAAACTAAATATAAACCAATTATTGGTAAAGCTAAAGACATCGTTTAATCCGATTGCTAAAAATCTAAGGTCTAGAACTTATAAACCAAAAGTGATACAATCCAAGAAGTTGTACAACCGCAAAAAGGAGAAACATGGCTATCAAACACAGGATTAAATTTAAAGCAGCGATGGGTAGAGCAGCGTTTAGCGAGACTACATCAAAAGCTCCAGGCACCAAAATGAAAGAAGAGCCATATATTGGAAGTTACATAACTTCTGAAATAGATGGAAAATATATAAGTAATAAAAGTTACGAAAAATATTATGGCAAAATGTTAAAAGGTTTTAAAAAATAAATGTATAAAAAAATGTTACTTGGTGGACTTTTGACAAAAGGATTAAAAGCTGCAGTTGCTTCAAAGCCTTATAAAAAATTTAGAAAAGAAGCTATGGATAAAACAGCTGCTTTATATAAAAAAGCACCTCAAATGGATCCAAGCAGAGCTTCATTAAAAGATAAAAAATTTATGAGAGGTCTTCAAAAATTAGATACTCAAAGAGCAAAAAGTCAAAAGCTTGTTGATATGACACAATTTGTTTTACTCAGTGCTAGAAAAGCTGGACACAAAAGTGCAGTGAGAGAAATGAGAAAAACAAGAAGAGGATTAGCTGGTTATGCAAAAAGTTTGAATACAAAAGCAAAAGCTATGATGATGAGAAAACTTAAAAAGAAAAAATTAAACTAATATGGCAACATCAGGAACTACAGCATTTGATTTAAATATAGATGAAATCATCGATGAAGGTTATGAAAGATGCGGTCTATCTACTAACGCAGGTTATGATTTAAGATCTGCTAGAAGAAGTTTAAATTTATTATTTGCAGAGTGGGGTAACAGAGGTATTCATCTTTGGAAAGTAACATTAAACACAATAGCACTTGTTGAAGGTCAAGCTGAATATTCTACTGCAACAAACACAAATGATGTTTTAGAAGCTTTTGTTTCTACAACATCTGCTAATACTGGAGAGAGAACTGATGTGTCTCTAACAAAAATAGATAGATCAGCTTATGCAGCTTTACCAAATAAAGGTGCAAAAGGTCAACCGTCACAATATTATGTAAAAAGAGAAACTCTACCAAAAATATTTTTATATATTACTCCAGACTTAAATACATATACTCATCTTAAATATTATTCTATTAACAGAGTTGAAGATGCAGGAGCTTATACAAATCAAGCAGATGTTGCATACAGATTTTTACCATGTATGTGCGCAGGTCTTGCTTATTATTTAGCAATGAAAAAAGCTCCATCATTAGTGCAACAAAATAAATTAATATATGAAGATGAATTGAAAAGAGCGTTAGATGAAGATGGCCAAAGAGCTTCTACATTTATAGCTCCACAAACTTTTTATCCATCGGTAAGTTAATATGGGAAAATACGCAACAGGTAATAGATCACAGGCAATATCAGACAGATCAGGTCAAGCTTTTCCATATAATGAAATGGTAAAAGAATGGAATGGTTCATTAGTTCATATATCTGAATTTGAACCAAAACATCCACAGATTCAAAGAAGATATAACACTGCAGATGCAATAGCTTTACAAAACACTAGACCACAAAGGTTTCAACAACCACAAACTATGAAATCATTAAACCCGACTTTTGCACCTAATGATAATACAATTGTTGATTCTGGTGGTGCAGCAGTAACTGTTGTAAATGTTTCGTTACCAGGCAATTTTGATTTTCAAGTTGACAGATCCTTATTTACTGGAAACGGTATTACTACAACTGTAGCTTCTATGATTCCACAAAACCCATCAGAAGAGAACAGAGAAAGACAACTTAATATAACTTTAGGGAGTGTAACAATAACAACATAATGGCTATAACTTATTCAAATTTTTTAACTCAAATAAGAAGCTATGCTGAAGTAGATAGTAATGTATTATCTGATACATTGCTTGATCAATTCATAAGAAACACTGAATTAGATATTGCAGGTAAAGTAGATTATGATGATACAAGAAAATATTCTACATCTAATTTTAATGCAAATAAAAGATTTCTTGTTATGCCGTCTGATTTTTTAGTTATCAGATCCTTACAAGTATTCGCTACATCAGACCTTACATCTGCAAGAACCTTTATGGAAAAAAGAGATACAAGTTTTATTTCTGAATTTAATGGTTCTGGTGCTACAGGTCAGCCAAAATTCTACGCCAACTGGGATGATAATAATATTGTAGTTGCTCCTGTGCCTGACCAGGCATATGCAGTACAACTTAACTACATTATTACTCCCCCACATTTTACAAGTACAAATAATACATTCCTTGCTCAATACCAAGAAGCCATGCTTCTTCATGGTGTACTAGTTGAGGCTTTTGGCTATCTTAAAGGCCCCATGGATATGTACAAACTGTATAAAGAGAGGTATAATGAAGGCTTACAGGCTTTTGCGATACAACAAATGGGTAGACGTAGAAGAGCTGAATACGATGATGGAGTACCAAGACAAAAAATTGCATCTCCATCACCGAATACAATTTTATAAGGAGAAAAATTATGGCAATAGCACAAGCAGTAGCAAATTCATTTAAGAAAGAAATACTTGAAGGTATTCACGATTTAGAATCAGGTGGTGATGTTTTTAAGTTAGCTTTATATAACAGTTCAGCAAACTTATCAGCTGCAACAACATCTTTTACAACAGGACAAGAAGTTGGAAACACTGGTCAATATACATCAGGTGGTGGCGTGTTAACTGGACAAACAACTTCATTAGATACTGGAGTTGCAATTGTTGATTTTGCAGAATTATCGTTTACTGGAGTAACACTTACAGCAAGAGGTGCATTAATTTACAATACATCTGAATCAAATAAAGCTGTAGCTGTTCTTGACTTTGGTGGAGACAAAACTGCAACTGCGGGAACTTTTACAATTCAGTTTCCAACGTTTAATTCAACAAACGCAATATTAAGAATAAGTTAAGGAGGGTGCATGGCTCTTGTCTTAAATGATAGAGTTAAAGAAACAAGCACCTCAACTGGGACTGGAACTATCAATCTAGCAGGTGCTTCACAAGATTTTATAGGGTTCGTAGCAGGTATTGGTACGACCAATAAAACCTATTATTGCATTCAAAATACTGGTCAAGACGAATTTGAAGTTGGTATTGGCACAGTCACAGATGCATCTCCCGATACTTTATCAAGAGACACAGTGATATCATCTACTAATTCAAACAATCTTGTTGATTTCTCAGCTGGCACAAAAGAAGTTTTTTGTACTATTCCTCACACAAAAACTATTTCACCTGGTATGGATGCAACAAAATATGTAGTAACACATAATTCAACTTTATCTGAAGATCAAACTTTAGATTCTGGAGTATTAGCAGGCCCTGTAACTATAACAGGTACACAAACAGTAACAGGAACATTGGTTGTAATTTAATGAGTAAAATAGAAGTAAATACAATAGAACCACAATGCGGAACTACCTTAACATTAGGTGCTTCTGGTGATACAGTTACTTTAGCAACTGGTGCTAGTCAATCTGGTTTTGGTAGAGCTGGTACTGTTGATTGGCAAACTACACCTAAAACAGGAGATTTTACAGGAGCAAATGGAGAAGGTTATTTTATTAATACCACTAGTGGCACAATAACTATGACTTTACCAAGTGCTAGTGCTGGAGATATTATTTCAATTCAAGATTATAATAATACTTTTGATTCAAATTCATTTACTATTCAAGCAGGGTCTGGTGTAAAAATTAATGGTGGAACTGCAGCAGGATCATTAGTATTAAGCACAGAAGGACAAGGATTAACTTTAATTTATGTTGATTCTACAGTTGGTTGGAGATCAATAGAATCTACAACATTTAATACACAATCAGAAGTTCCTACATTTATAACAGCAACTGGTGGTACAATCACAACAGTTTGTACAAATTTCAAAGTTCACACTTTTACAGGACCCGGCACTTTTACGGTTTGTTCAGTTGGTAATCCATTAGGTTCTAATACAGTAGATTATTTAGTAGTTGCTGGAGGTGGAGCTGGTGGTGGAGCAGCAGGGTATAGTGGAACTGGAGCAGGTGGTGGAGGAGCAGGAGGCTATAGAGAATCTGGTGGAACAGCATCAGGTTGTTATGCTGTATCTCCATTAGGTTCATCACCAAGTCCAGTAGCAGCTTTACCTGTCTCAGCACAAGGTTATCCAATAACAGTTGGTGGAGGCGGAAGCGTAGGACCAAATTGTAGTCAAGGTGGTGATGGAAATAATTCAGTTTTTTCAACAATAACATCAACTGCTGGTGGCGGTGGAGGAGGTGCAGCTGCACCTAATGGTCCAGGAAGACCTGGTGGTTCAGGTGGAGGATCAAGTTGTGCTCCAGGAGCTCCAAATGTTGGAGCAGGAAATACTCCTCCAGTAAGTCCACCTCAAGGTAATCCAGGTGGAGTTTTTCCAACTGGTGCTAGTTTTGGTTCAGGTGGTGGTGGAGCAACAACAGCTGGTTTTGGTACACCTCAAGTTGGAGGAACAGGTGCAACAAGTTCAATTAATGCAACACCAACTGCAAGAGCAGGCGGAGGAGGCGGAGGCGGTGCTGGACCACCTGCTCCGATTCCAACATCTGGCGGTGCAGGAGGAGCAGGCGGTGGTGGAGCAGGTGGAAATCCTTCCGGAGGTGGAACTCCAGGAACAACCAACACTGGTGGTGGCGGTGGCGGAGGTCCAGTTGCTGATGGTAGAGGTGGTGGAAACGGTGGTTCAGGAATAGTAATGATAAGGTATAAATTTCAATAATTATGAGTAGTAAAATAAAAGTAGACAATATAGCAGATCAAGGCAATAACAACATGTTAGTTAAGTGTGGAAGCACACTTACTATTGGTGCTACAGGG